ACAATAAGTAGACTTAACAAAGGTAAAAAGTGGGGCCGAGGCTATAACAAAGAACATGATATAGTAGTCATTGGTGACACAGGTCAAATAGGTGATATTTACGAAATACAAGGGTTAAAAATAGCCTTACCCAAACCACCTAAAGATGTCTACTCAAACGACAATAAAAAGTGGGCTCAACTCGAAAAGCCTGATATACTAAAGAAAATAAAAACTATATTCGACTGGAAAGCTTATCCAGAAGAGCAAAAAGATCAGTGGCACGACTATATAGATGAAGAGTTTAATAGACGTGACGGTGGTTTTTGGTTTAATAATAACGGTAAGCCAACTTACATAACAGGTACACACTACATGTATCTTCAATGGAGTAAAATAGATGTTGGTGCTCCAGACTTTCGCGAGGCTAATAGGTTATTTTTCATATTTTGGGAAGCATGCAAAGTAGATACGAGATGTTACGGTATGTGCTATTTAAAAAATAGACGATCTGGCTTCTCCTTTATGAGCTCTGCGGAGACGGTTAACTTAGCTACTATTTCAAGTGACTCTAGATATGGAATACTATCAAAGAGTGGAGCTGATGCTAAGAAGATGTTTACAGACAAGGTTGTACCTATATCTATCAACTATCCTTTCTTCTTCAAACCAATACAAGATGGTATGGACAGACCTAAGTCTGAACTAGCGTATCGTGTGCCAGCGAGTAAGTTTACTCGTAAAAAAATAGACACAAACGAAAAGCTAGAAGAGATAAAAGGTTTAGATACTACGATTGACTGGAAGAACACAGGGGACAACAGTTATGATGGTGAAAAACTTTCACTACTAGTGCACGATGAGAGTGGTAAATGGGAACGACCAGATAACATACTCAACAACTGGCGAGTTACAAAAACTTGCCTTAGACTAGGTAGCAGAATTATTGGGAAATGCATGATGGGAAGTACATCGAACGCTTTGGACAAAGGTGGTGATAATTTTAAAAAACTATACAATGATTCAGATGTTGCAAGGCGAAATAGAAATGGACAAACAAAGTCTGGTTTATATTCTTTGTTTATCCCAATGGAGTGGAACTTTGAAGGATTTATTGACAAATACGGACAACCAGTTTTTAATAGTCCAGATAATGATGTACACGGACCAGACGGTGAATTAATTGATATAGGAGTTGTTGATCATTGGCAAAACGAGGTTGATGGTTTAAAAGACGATCAAGACGGTTTAAATGAATTTTATCGTCAGTTTCCTAGAACTACGGAGCACGCGTTTAGAGATGAAACAAAAAACAGTATATTTAACTTAGTTAAGATATACGAGCAGATAGATTACAACGAAGGAATAAGTAGCTCAGCGGTACTTACAACTGGAAACTTTCAGTGGTTAAATGGAGTAAAGGATACTATAGTAACTTTTAATCCCAATCCTAACGGAAGGTTTAAAATAAGTTGGGCACCGAATGCTGAGTTGCAAAACAGAGTAATATTAAAAAACGGAATAAAGTATCCTGGAAATGAACACATGGGAGCTTTTGGTTGTGACAGTTACGATATTAGCGGCACTGTTGATGGTAGAGGATCTAACGGATCTCTTCATGGATTAACTAAGTTTAGCATGGAAGATTCTCCAGCTAACACGTTTTTTTTAGAATACATTGCTAGACCACAAACCGCTGAAATGTTTTTTGAAGATATACTAATGGCTTGTGTTTTTTACGGCATGCCAATATTAGCAGAGAATAACAAACCAAGGCTTTTGTATTACTTTAGACGAAGAGGATACAGAGGTTTTAGCATGAACAGACCAGACAAAGCCTGGAATAAGCTTAGTGTTACCGAGAAAGAGATTGGAGGAATACCAAACTCTAGCGAAGACATTAAGCAAGCACACGCCGCGGCAATAGAGATGTACATAAACGAACACGTTGGAGAATTAGGAGACGGATATGGTGATATGTACTTTAATGAAACGCTAAACGACTGGGCTAAGTTTGATATAAACAAAAGAACCAAACATGATGCCTCGATAAGTTCTGGGCTAGCCATTATGGCTTGCAACAGACATTTATATAGACCAAATAAAGAAAAGAAAAAAGAACCACTTAATATTAGTGTTTCAAAGTATTCTAACGACGGATATACTTCAAAAATAATTAAAAACTAAATATGGCTGAGTCAGTTATAAAAAATTTTCCAAGTCAGGTTGTTCCTGACGTAGAGAAGTTAAGTTACGATTACGGGTTAAAAGTAGCCCAAGCAATAGAGTCAGAGTGGTTTGACGGAAACAGAAGTAGCGGTGGTAACGTAGGATCTAGATTTAACAACGTGTCTAATGATTTTCATAGACTTAGACTATACGCTAGAGGCGAGCAATCTGTACAGAAGTATAAAGATGAGCTGTCTATAAACGGAGACTTATCTTACTTAAATTTAGACTGGAAGCCAATACCTATTATATCTAAATTTGTTGATATAGTCGTAAACGGTATGGCTGAAAGAAATTACGACATAAAAGTGTTCTCTCAAGATCCATACGGAGTAGCAAAGAGAACTGAGTATATGGAAAGTATACTTAGAGACATGAAGTCTAAAGAGTTCAACGCAATGGCAAAAGAAAATTTCAATATGGACTTTGCTGAAAATGATGCGGAAGACTTACCTGAGACAGAGCAAGAGCTAGAACTCCACATGCAGCTAACTTACAAGCAGGCTACTGAAATAGCGGAAGAGCAGGCTATAAATACTTTACTTGAAGGAAACAACTACGAATTAACTAGAAAAAGACTTTACTACGACTTAGCTGTGCTTGGTACAGCGGCTGTTAAAACAACATTTAACACATCGCAAGGCGTCGTGGTTGATTATGTAGATCCAGCTAGAATAGTACACTCTTATACAGAATCTCCTTACTTTGAAGATATATACTATATAGGCGAAGTAAAGACTATACCTATAAACGAGTTAGTAAAACAGTTTCCTCACTTGTCAAATGAAGATTTAGAGAAAATACAAGATCAAAGCTTAACACAAGCTCACAGATACAATACTCATAGAAGAGAAAAAGATAAAAATCAAATAGATGTTTTATATTTTAACTATAAAACTTTTATGAACGAAGTTTACAAGTTAAAAGAAACTTCTAGCGGTGGAGAAAAAGCAATAGAAAAAGACGACGGCTTTAATCCTCCTACGGACAAGGTTGGTGGGTATGCTAAACTTTCTACTCAGGTAGAAGTTTTATACGAAGGAGCTATGATACTAGGCTCTGACAAACTACTAAACTGGGGTTTGGCCGAGAACATGATGAGAGAGAAGAGTGATTACACTAAGGTCAAGATGAACTATAGTATGGTTGCTCCAAGAATGTATCAGGGTAGGATAGAAAGTATAGTCAGTCGTATTACTGGCTTTGCTGATATGATTCAATTAACACACTTGAAACTACAACAGGTGATGTCAAGAATGGTTCCAGATGGAGTTTATCTTGATGCTGATGGTTTAGCAGAGGTTGATCTTGGTAATGGAACAAACTACAATCCGCAAGAAGCCTTAAACATGTTTTTTCAAACGGGTTCTATTATAGGTAGATCTTTTACTTCTGACGGAGATCCTAACCCAGGTAAAATACCTATTCAAGAAATATCTGGTGGTGCTGGGGCTGGTAATAAAATGCAAACGCTAATAGCTAACTACAATTACTATCTGCAAATGATACGTGACGTCACGGGCTTAAACGAAGCTAGAGATGGTAGTACTCCAGATAGAAATGCTCTTGTTGGTGTTCAAAAGTTGGCAGCAGCCAATAGCAACACGGCTACTAGACATATCTTACAGGCTGGAATGTATTTAACAGCTGACGTGGCTCAACAACTATCACTTAGAATATCTGACATACTAGAGTATTCTCCTACAAAAGACGCTTTCATCCAACAGATAGGAACGCACAATGTTGCTACGTTAGAAGAAATGTCAGAGCTGCATTTGTATGACTTTGGTATATTTATAGAGCTAGCACCAGACGAAGAAGAAAAGCAGCTATTAGAAAACAACATACAAATGGCTTTGACGCAAAAGCTAATTAAGCTTTCCGATGCTATTGATCTTAGAAACATACATAACGTAAAGCTAGCTAACGAACTGTTGAAGATTAGAGAAAAGAAGAAGATGCAGGAAGAGCAAGCTATGCAGCAACAAAATATAGCTGCTCAGCAACAAGCTCAGCAACAAACGGCTCAAGCGCAAGCCCAGGCAGAAACTCAAAAGCAGCAAGCTATTACGCAAATGAGTATGCAGTTAGAACAAGCTAAATCAGAGTTTAAAGCTAAAGCATTAGAACAAGAAGCTTCTATTAAAGAAAGGCTTATGGACAAAGAGTTTGACTTAAATATGAAGATGAGAGAAATGGATAGAGAAGATACCGAGGTATCTGAGCAACGCCAAGATGCTAGATCCGAAAGAGAGGGTAGAAGAAAAGAAAGAGTAGAATCAAATAAACAAAAAGGTAAAAGATTCGAGTCATCAGGTAATGATGTATTAGGTGATGGCTTGAACATGGATAAGTTTTAAACCAATTATTATATTATATTATGAGTGAAGAAAAACAAGAAGCACCAGAGGTGCAAGAAGAAAACACTGTTAAGGTGAGTCTAAAATCAGAAGATGTAGAAACAGTCAACAAGGTTGACCTAAGTAAAAAACCAGATGTTGAAGAAGGTACAACTAACGACTCAGGAGTGGCTGGAAGCGATGAAGCTACCGACACCCCACCGGAACAAGAAGAAGTACAGGCGGAAAGTAAAGCACAAGAAAGCCCAGTACTAAAAGAGATTACTAAAGAAGAAACTGAAGAGGTTGTTGAGCCGGCTGTTGAGGCTAGCAAAGCTAGAACGCTTCCAGAAAGTGTAGAAAAGCTAGTTGAGTTTATAAACGAAACTGGAGGAACGGTGCAAGATTATGTTAATCTAAACCGAGACTACTCTGAGATGGATAACCTAACAGCTCTTCAAGAGTATTACAAAACAACTAAACCTCACTTGAGCTCAGAAGAAAGAGCTTTCTTGATGGAGGAAAACTTTTCGTTTGACGAAGAACTTGACGACGAAAAAGATGTTAAAAGAAAGAAAATCGCTTTAAAAGAGCAAGTTGCCGAAGCGAAAGCCTACTTAGACGGGCAAAAGTCTAAATATTACGAAGAGATCAAGGGTGGATCTAAGCTTCCTAACGAAGCGAAGAAAGCTATGGATTTTTTCAATCGTTACAACAAGGAATCTGAAGAGAATCAGAAAAAATTTGAGCGAGTTAGTAACGTCTTTAAACAAAAAACTGAAAATGTTTTTAATGAAAAATTCGAAGGTTTCGAGTATAACGTTGGAGACAAAAAATTTAGGTTTAATGTCAAAGACTCTAGCGGTGTAAAAGAAACTCAAGGCGACATAAACAACTTTGTCAAAAGGTTTTTGAACGAAGATGGAACTATGGAAGATGCCAAGGGCTATCACAAAGGCTTATACACAGCTATGAACGCAGACTCTATTGCTCAACACTTTTACGAACAAGGTAAAGCTGATGCTTTAAAAACTTCGGTTGAAAAAGCAAAGAACGTTAATATGGACCCAAGACAGTCTCATAGAGAAGTTCAAATTGGTGGAACTAAGTATAAAGTTTTAAGTGGAGATTCTTCTAATGATTACAAGGTTAGAATTAAAAAAGGAAGGAAATAGTTTTCTTCCATAACTTAAAAACATATTTATTATGGCAATTTCAAATCCAGGCGCCGGACATGGTGGCGTCACAGGTGCGTTGAATAGTGTGCCAGCTTCAAAAAAAGCAACACTATCTTCGAACTACATTGATTTTACCGCAGACGGAAACGACTGGGGTCAACAGTATTTACCAGACTTAATGGAGTCTGAAGCTGAGGTTTTCGGTAACAGAACAATCGCAGGTTTCTTATCACAAGTAGGTGCGGAAGAAGCAATGAGCTCTGATCAAGTAATTTGGTCTGAACAAGGTCGTTTACACTTATCTTATGTAGGTAAGTACGACAATAACGAGGATACTTTCACATTTGGTACTGACATTGATGGTAACACTATTGCTTCAGGTGAGCACGGTGTTCGTATTAACGACATGGTTATCGTTGCTTACAACGAAGGTGTTATCAAGTGTTTTGTTACAGCTGCTTCTGCAACTGCTGTTACTATCATGCCTTACGAAGTTGAAAATGGTAGTGACGCTAGTGCATTCAGTGACACAGGCGTTCCTAGTGCTAACAACGCAACTTTATTAGTTATCGGTTCTGAATACGGAAAAGGTAAGCAAGGACAAGGTGGTACTACATCAACAACTGCTGGTTACGGTACTGTTAAGCCAACTCACACTTCTTTCCACAACAAGCCAATTATTATCAAAGATTACTATGAAATCTCTGGTTCTGATACATCTCAAATTGGTTGGGTTGAAATTTCAGGAGAAGAAGGACAGAATGGTTACTTATGGTACTTGAAAGCTGAAGGAGACACAAGAGCTCGTTTCGCTGATTACCTAGAGATGACTATGCTAGAAGCTGTTAAAGGTGTTAACACTGCTAACAACGCGGATGCTGCTGTGAACTCTGCTGACACTCCGTTTGGTACTGAAGGTTTATTTGCTGCTATTGAGCACAGAGGAAACATTACTACTGGTGTAACAGGTGTTAACGCTGCAACTGACTTAGCTGAATTTGACGCTATATTAGCTGAATTTGACAATCAAGGTGCTATTGAAGAAAACATGATGTTCGTAAACAGAGCTACTAGCTTAGCGATGGATGACATGTTAGCTTCTATGAACTCTTATGGTGCTGGTGGTACTTCTTACGGAGTATTCAACAACTCTGAAGACATGGCGTTGAACTTAGGCTTTTCTGGTTTCCGTAGAGGATCTTACGACTTTTACAAGTCTGACTTCCGTTACTTAAACGACAAGTCTACTCGTGGATCAATTAACTCAAGAGCTGCTGGATTCGGCGTTCGTGGCGTTATTATCCCAGCTGGTGTATCTACTGTATATGACCAAACATTAGGTAGAAACTTAAAGCGTCCGTTCTTACACGTACGTTATAGAGCTTCTCAAATGGAAGATAGAAAAATGAAAACTTGGATCACTGGATCTGTTGGTGGAAACATCACGTCTGATTTAGATGCAATGCAAGTAAACTATCTATCTGAAAGATGTTTGATTACTCAAGGTGCTAACAACTTCATGTTAATGAAGTAAGCAATATTATTAAGGTCGGGGCTTCGGCTCCGATCTTTTTTTTTTAATTTTTTATATTTTATATTATTATGGCTAAAAAGCAAACCGCAGCAAAAGCTGCACCAAAACAAGAGGTGGAGGC